TAGTAGAGCTAAATGCTTGTCTTTCTGTAAAAGAACTTTCTCCTGCTTCTTTAGTCAGGAATCTAAATGTTTGTGCATTACTTCCTGTACCTTGTCCATCAGTAGTAAAAGTTAAATTACTACTAGTAACTGTATCAGAAGTATTATACCTAACTACAAAAGAACTTGCGCTAAGTTTTACACTTCTTGCATCCTCACCTGCTGCTGAAGCTGCTCCATCAAGTCCTGCTGTTATCGCATAAGTATCTTCTATACTATATGCAGTACTACCATTTGTAGCAATTTTTGCAAGTATTTGGTCTTGTGCATAGTTAGGAACATAACTCAATTTTTTAATTGTTGTTGTTAAGTAGGTTCTAGTAGATACTCTATCTATGTCCATTATAGTATTGCTTTCTATAAAGTTTATATACGCATAAAAAGCAGTAGAACCTGAACCTAATATTATAAAGTCTCCTTCATCAAATTCAGTTGTAAAAGTAGTACCTGAACCTAAAAGAGTAGAAGAGTTATTCGGAAGGGTTACTGTTCCAGTCTTAGTTGTTAGTCCGTTATTTGCAGCTCCTACTTCTTTCCAGTATTCAATATTTAACTTATTACCATCAATATCTGTTGCAGTACTATCTTCACATATTTGTACTGCTTTTAAAGTATCTGAAGAACCGTGGTCATATAGTAAAAATCCTGAGCTACTTGCTCCAATTCCTGAAAAACTTTGTTGATATGTTGCTGCGTTACTTGAAGTGTTGTGGAATACAGTTCCATTACTATGAGTAAAAGAATAAGTATTACTTGCTATAATTGCATTTCCACTTCCAGAGTTTATAGTAAGTGCTTTATCTAGTATTCCGCCTTTGTCAATTCCTAGTAGTTTATTTTGTCCTGTAGGTACACTATACTTTTGTGCTGTATAGTTTATTCTCACCGTTGAAGGTGCTGATAAGTTTTGTATAATATTTACTGCTTTTATATGTACATAATAAGTACCTTCCACAATGCCTCTAAGACTTGTAGTAGTGTCTTCGGCAGTTACAAATTTGAAATAAGCATTACCTCTAGTTTCCCAGTCTGACATGTCATTTGTTTCTGGTCCTACTACTTTGACATTATATCCTATTATATTTTCATCAGGTATGTCATGTTTAAAAGATAACTCAACTCCATTGCTTAAAGTTACTGCAGAGCTTAAAGTAAGTGCTGTACCGTCTATTGCAGATACTGTTACTACTCCGGAAATACTAGAGTGTCTTACTCTCATGCCTAGGTCTATAAGTGTATTAGAAGAGCTTAATGTTACTGAAGTACTATTATTTACTGCTGCTGATATTGTTGATTCTGTACTCTGTCTGACTTGTACAGGAGGCTGCCAACTAATTAATAAATCTGCTCTAGAATTAGTAGCAGTTGTATCTGTAGTTTCTATAGAAGAAGTAGATACTGAAGCTGTTAAAGACTCTACTCGAGGTACTATATCAGATTTTAAAGGTGGTTTTTGATGTTCAGATACTATTTCTGTACTATATCCTCTATCTACTAATTGGAACTTTTCGTTTTTATACTCTACTGCAGATAATACTATTATATTCTTCTCTTTTTGTTCTGTGTTTATAATAATATATTCTTTTGGAGTAATATTTTTTTCTTCTTGTCCTGTTGCAATTAGTGTAGAAGATAGAGACCAGATAACCTCTGCATCAGGAGTTTCTGAAAATGCTGAAGTTACTGTGACAGAGGTACTTGTAAAAGTACCTACTGGTTTTGATTCTACTCGAACTGACTCTGACCAGTATAACTGTACTAGATTATCAGAATCATCTTTTACATTTATAGCTTTTTGTTGAGTATCTATAGAAGCACCTGACTCATCAAGTAGTACTAAATCTCCTAATACATAATTTGTAGAGTTTATTGTTGCTTTATCTTGTGATAGGTATGCTCCTCCTTTTGGATATATTAAATTAAGTACATATGCTTTTGTAGAAGTATTAAGACTAATCTCTCTATCTAAAGGTATTACTGTTGTACTGCGTGTGCCTGTATTAGAAATTCTACCCGAATGTTCTGTCTCACTTAGGTCTGCATCTTGAATCTCTATAACGTCACCAGGTCTTAAAGATATTGCATTTAATCCTGTTGAAAAACTAACTATTTCTTTTTCTAGTTTTTCTGTTAATAGATGCCATTTTCCAAGTCTATGAGCTTGACCTTGGCTTGTACACCCAGTAGCAGTTACATCTTTTGAGATTATCTTTGAACTTTCTAGTATATTCTGATTATCTTCAACAACTTCTACATCTTGTTTATAATTATCTTCGGGGTTGTTCCAAGTAACTCTTACTTGGTTAGAGCGAAATCTTGTAGAACTACTTTGATAGCTAAACTCTCCGCCTATTACGTTACCTTTAGTAAAAGTATATACAGGTCTTTTGTAAGCATTTATAGTTGGAGTAAACTTACCATCAAACCAAATTAATAAACCTCTAAATATAGAAAGCAAATTATTTACAACTTTTTGAGCTTCTTCCATTTTTGATAAGTATAAGTTTGCAGTAAATCTTGGCTCTAGTCCACCTTTTCCATCTGGTACTAATTCGTCGCAATATTTAGCAATTTGAAATAATTGAAACTTATCTACATATGAAAAATCATCTAAAGGGTCTACAAATTTGCCTAGACCGTATCTGTCATTTGTTAATATATCAAGTAGTATCCAGACTGGATTATCTGTCCATACTGTAGCATAATTAGAATGATTTGGATTTGTAAATGTTTTGATATCTCCTCTAAAATTTCCGTCCCAGTCTTGGTATTCGGTTTCATTTGTAGTAGTAATATTATTTGCAACTTTTCTAGTATAAGACGGTTGACTTCCTTCTCCTAGCTCATGTCTAGAAAAGTAATTAGTAGGAACTTTGACTTGTAGACCTCTTATTTCAAATCCTCTTCTAGGTGGAGATGTAAAATCTTTTGCACCAAATATAGTAGCTGCATATGCAGTATAAGGGTAAGAAGTTTTATCTGTAATTATATTTTGAATTGATTGAAGTTGCGTAGCATTATACCAATATCTTCTTTCATTAAATCCATTAGTAGGTGTTATTTTTGCTATTTTAATTCTATACTTAGTAAAGGGTTGTAAAGAAGCGACACTCCAACTAAATGTTTGCACAAATGCAGTTTTAGTTTTCTTTCTAATTGTACCTGTCGTACTATGAGTTCCTGCTTTTCCTCCAAAACTATCTGCACTTCTACCAGGTAAAGCTGCTCTACTTTGTAGCTGAGCATCTGAATGTCCATAAGCTACATAAGTTTTTGTATCATCAAAGTTGCCTGTTACAGAGTATTCAAAAAGAATCTGAAACTCTGCAAAACCTGTTCCTTCATGTCCATCTCCTGGTTTCTGCGCTAGCATACCATTTGGGAACTTTATTGTTATTTTTATAGCATCGACTTCTCCTGGAGAAGGTACTCCCATTCCATCACTTGTAAAAACTAAACGACTTGCATCTGGTTCTTCTACCCTGCTCCAATTACTTACTCCGTTTGCAGTAACATAATTATTTGGAAAAATAGCAGAACCATTGTGTGTAATTGCATTAAAATCAGTAGTGTTTAAAGTAACTCCTGCATTAGTAGTAAGTGAGTTTGTACCGACATTTCCTGGTAAGGCTAAAACTGACTGGTCTCTAGTACCTGATCGAAATGCAAAACCTGCGTCTTCAAAGTTCCATCTATCTGAAGTTATAGCTGCACTCACTCCTGGAGTACTTAAATTTGTTTTAACATTTGATACATTAATACCGATCGTACCACTGCCTTCTAAAACTGCGGTATTGTTAGAAATGGAAGCTACAGTTCCTACTAAATCAATAGTGGCATTAGCTCCTGATACTGAAACTGAAGGGGCAGGTTCTACAGATACACTTGTTGCATTAATAAACTGTACAATTCTTCCCTTATAATCAGAACCTCCAGACCCTGCACCTGGTATAGTCAAAGTTCTTGACTCGTCATTAAAACTTACTTGGTCTTCTGCAAAAAAATTAGAGCTAGAGGTTACTGTGCTTAATCCGGCTGTAGTACTTATTAACCCTGAAGCTGCTTTCAATCCACCTTCTATTTGTATTTTATAAGTTCCATCACTAATTCCTCTATTGGCAAATAAAGTATTAGTATTATCTGTTAATGTTCTTGAACTTGCGGTATAACTTACATTACTAGAAACTGCGGCAGAGTATGATTGCTTTGTTATAGGGTCTAAAATTGGTACTCCATTGAGTTGTACTGAAGAAGCTCCGTCAACTAAGCCTTGTATAGGGCCTTCAGACAGTATATCTACTACAACAGCGCTTTGTTTTTCTGTTGCTGTTTTTAAACCAAAAGAATTATATGTACTTGAAGAATCTTCTCCTATGATAATAACAGGTTCTCCATTCTCATCTATTATTTGTCGTGCCATTATAGTTCTCCTTTATCAAAATTCCAGTCTATATGTTCTGGCTTTGCTGCTGGTATTGTAGCAGGTGTAGTTGACTCTGATATTATTGGTGTTGCTGAGTTAGGCGGAGTAGCTGCAGAAGCTGAGTAAGTGCCTCCTGTAGAATTTGAAAATGTAAAACCTGAAGCAGAAGTTACTTCATTGTCTGTAAAGCCAAAACTTATTGTAGCTCCTCCAACTAGTAACTGTCCATAAGCTAAAGGCACTGGAATTCCCTGTTTAGTTGTATTAACAGGACCGTCAAAAAGGAAAGCGTCTCCCTTTTCTCCAGGTTTTTTAGGTGCCATATATTCTGCTACACCCGCGTTAAGTAGTACGGAACCTACCATACCTACTGCCATACCTGCTGCTAATCCTAGCCAACCCCCTGGACCTATCATACCCGCCACCAGCCCCGCTCCTACTACCATAAGAGCAAAGCCTGCTATTACTTTTAATAACTTATTTCCAGAACCTGCAGGAACTGGAGAAATAATTAAATCGTCTTCTCCTAAGTTCATCTGTAAGTTATCATAGTCAAGAAGCTCTTTACCTCTTTGGACTGTAAATTTTATTCCTTTTTCTGTACAGTCTAGTAAGTATTGTTTGAGTCTTCCTTCTCT